TTCAATCCTTCGCCACACTTCTGGAGAATGGAAAGGACTACATTTCCATATTCAAGACTTTCAGGCTTTCCGTTGGGCGGTATTGTTCGGCTGGCAACGGAAGGACGGAAAAGGCAGACGCTTTCGGAGAGCTTACATTGAAGTAGCAAGGAAACAAGGGAAGACAGAAGAAGCGGCAGCCATTGCGATTGGTGGGCTTCTGATTGATGGAGAAGAAACGGCACAAATATTTTCGGCAGCAACGACAAGGCAGCAGGCCAAAATCGTGTATGGCGCTGCAAAGATCATGGCAAGGGAACTAAAGAAAGACAGTCCTGCAATCGAAGGCATGGTAAGACTGTTGGCTCACAGGATACTTAACACCGCGACCGATTCATTCTTTGAAGCGCTTTCTTCTGATGCTTGGACGCTGGATGGATTAAGCCCACATTTTTCTATAATTGACGAATACCATGCTCACCCAACTTCGGATGTTTTAAAAGTTCTTGAAACTGGTGCTGGCGCAAGGAGGTCTCCTTTATTTTACATTATCACAACGGCAGGCTTTGACATTGAAAGTCCTTGTTTCAATCTTCGCCGATCAGCCATTGACATACTAAGTGGATCGAAGCAAGATGAAACCTTTTTCACAGCTATATACACACTTGATGAAGGTGACGATTGGAACGATGAAAAGACATGGATTAAATCCAATCCACAAATAGGAATTACCCCGACATGGGATTTCATGCGCAGCGAATATGTCAAGGCGGTTAATGAAGGCGGCCAGTCAGAAGTAGAGTTTAAAACAAAAAATCTGAATATCTGGACAACATCCGCTAAAACATGGATAGCTGACGAAGCATGGATGTCTTGCCCTAACGAAATAGATGTTGATCAATTGTATGGCAGGAAGTGTTACGGAGGTCTTGACTTCGCTGCTGTTTCTGACTTCACCGCTGCCAGTCTTGTTTTTCCACCTGATGACATGGAAAATGGGGAATTTATCGTTTTGCCTTTTTTCTGGATCCCTGAAGAAACATTGAAAATCAGGTCACGCGATTACCCGGACATGAAGCGATGGGTAAAGGACGGATTCATAAACGTGACACCTGGCAACGTGACGGATTACGACTACCTAATAGCCGAAATGCACAAGATTCGCGAGACTTACACCATGCTTTCAATGGGTTATGACCCTCACAACGCATGGCAGACAGTAGCCAAACTACAAGATGACGGTTTCCCGATGGCGGTATATCGCCAAGGGTACGCCACTATGTCACCGCCAACAAAAGAGTTTGAACGCTTTGTAAAGCAGAAACGCATCAACCACGGAAACAATCCTGTATTGCGTTGGATGATGACAAATGTCAATCCAAAGTATGACAGGGCTGAAAACATCACACTTCACAAGATGACGAAGCATCAAAAGATCGATGGCGTAATTGCAACCGTGATCGCGTTCGGAGAAATGCTGTCCAACCCGACAGCAGACAGCTATTCGTCAGCGGATGCGTTCATGATTTAAAAAAATAAACTTCAAAAAACTTTTTTTATTGGTTTGTTTTGTTAGCCGTATCTTTGCCAAAGCAGTAAGGGTATGGCCAACTTCATTACCAGAATCTCAGATTCATTATTCAAGCGTTCGAGTCCTTCGAGCCTTACCAATCCATCTGAATGGCTTTATACGCTACTTGGTGGATCGAAAACCCATGCTGGCGTAACGATCAACCAAGAGACAGCACTTGCACACTCTGCTGTTTACGCGTGTTCAAAAGTACTTTCCGAATCAGTGGCATCTTTGCCACTTGAATTATTCCAGTTTCTTGATGATGAAACTATCAAGCTGACAACAGACTCAAGGTACATCCTTCTTAATTCGGAGCCTTCCGAGTTGTACTCAAGCTACGACTTTCGCGCCACTGCTATGCTGCACCTTTGTTTGCATGGCAATTTTTATGCGTACATTATCCGTGACGGTAATCGGCGACCGATTGAATTGAGAATTATTGATCCTTCACACGTTACTCCTGGTCTTGATCCTGAAGGCAAGTTGTGGTACAAGATTGTCAACATGGCCATACCATCAAGGCCCGAAAATATCCTGCACGTCAAAGGGCTTTCAACTGATGGAATCGTAGGCCGTTCACCGATTCAGATTTTCCGTGAAAACATCGGCCTTGGCATTGCCACTATTGAAACGCAAGGCAGTTTGTGGAAAAACGGGATGCTGTCAATGGGATACTTGAAACACCCGTTGAAAATGTCAAGCGATCAGGTCATTGACATTCGCGAAAATTTCCGTCTGAATTATTCAGGAAAAGAGAATGCTGGAAAGATGCCAGTATTGCAGGGCGGGATGGAATACATACCGCTGACCTTGAAACCGTCAGACGCAATGTTCATCGAAACAGCCAAACTATCACGGCAGGATATTTGCAGCATCTACCGAGTGCCACCACACATGATCGGCGACTTGGAAAGATCCACAAACAACAACATTGAACATCAAAGCCTTGAATTTGTACGCGACACCCTTCGTCCGATCCTGAAGAACTGGGAGCAAGAGTTGAACAGAAAGATGCTTTTTCAAGGCGAAAAAACAAACAAGTTTTTCCGATTCAATGTTGATGCCTTGCTACGCGGAGACACCCAAAGCAGAGGCGAATATTTTACACGCGCTTTAGGTGGCGTTTCTAACCCTGCATGGATGACGCAGAATGAAATCAGGGCTATTGACAACCTTAATCCAATTAAAGGGGGTGATATACTGTACAGTCCTTCGATGAATGGAATGGGTGTTCAACCATTGCCAGCAGAGACAACACCGACAACCGACACGAACAACGGGAAGAATACACCTGACAATACAACAGACAACGACAACAATGGCAACGACAACACCAACAACAATTAAAGAACAACGTGACTGCGTTGGAGGCATTGAAGTTCGCCAGTCTGGTGAAACCAATACCCTGCACGGCTACGCGCTAAAATTCGATGTACAGTATGACATGGGCTGGTTCACCGAATCAATCAGCCGTTCGGCGTTGAAGTCGGCAGACATGACAGATGTGCGGATCCTATTCAACCATGATCCAAGCATTATACTTGGCAGGACAACATCAGGAACGGCAACCGTTGGTGTTGACGATACTGGCCTATGGTATTCGGTTGACCTTCCAAAAAGCCCAAACGGAGAAAACGTAAGGGTAGCACTTGAACGCGGAGACATTACGCAATCTTCATGGGGTTTCTACCTTGATCAATCCAGCGGAACAGCGCCAGATCAATGGGAAGTGCGCGAAGGTAAGCAGCACCGTACAATTATATCAGTAGGCAGAATTGTTGATGCTTCACCAGTCACATATCCGGCAAACCCTGACACATCAGCCGCCAAAAGAAGCTACGAAGAACAGGCTAAGCCAACAGGCCCAACACCCGAAGAAATACAAAATATTTGCATTAAACGCCTTCGTATCATCGAATTGATGGAGGCTTCTAACCAATAAACAGTAAATACAAATGGTAACTGGTATCCAGAAAGTGTATGACGAACGTGCGAAAATCGTCACACAAATGAAAGCCTTGGTTGAAGCCTCAGCCAATGAAGTTCGCGCAATGACAGCAGACGAGAATTCGCAGTACGCGAAACTTGACGCTGATTACGAAGGTTTTACCGCAACGATTCGCGCCTATGAAACGGCAGAAAAACGTGCAAACGAAGGTGCTGCAAAGCATTTCAGTTCACCGGAATACACCGTGAACACAACCGCCGCCAAGGATGACCGAGGCAAAGACAAGGATTATGAATCCACCTTTGAGCAGTATTTTCGCTATGGAAACTCCAGCCTTACGCCTGAGCAGCGCAGCATCATGTCCGAAAAACGCGGAACATCAAATCAGGTTGTAGGTACAACCACATTGGGTGGCTACACCGTTCCACAGGGATTCGTTCCTGAAATTGAACGCGCCATGCTGGACTACTCCGGCATCCTGCAAGCTGCTCGCGTCATCCGGACAGCCACAGGCAACACCCTGCCTTGGCCAACCGAAGACGACACGGCAACGACTGCACTTCTTGTGGCTGAGGCC